AGCTTTAAAAGTTGCTGGAGACAGAACAGTCGATGACTGGAGTGTCACAGTTATTAATGATACAGACTTTGGACATAGAAGAGCATTTGAAGCATGGGCACAGAACATTGCTCAGTATGGTGATTCATCAGGTTTAACTGATCCTTCATCTTATATGGGTCAAGCAACAGTCTATCAACTTGGTAGAAATGATGCTGGAACTCAAGGAATGAATAGTCCTGCTACAGATAGTAAGATTATTGCTCAATATAAGTTCGTAGATATTTGGCCTACGACAGTAGATGCGATAGAATTGTCATATGACACAGGTGACACTATCCAAGAATTTGGAGTTACCTTGAAGGTCCAATACTACTATCCTGAAAGGGCAGGTGCTGGAGCTTAATAAATAAAACATAAGGTTAACTTTTAATAATGGCAAGGTTATTTGGATTTTCAATAGAGGATACGGAAAAGATACCACCAGGTGTGGTATCTCCGATTCCTCAGAATAATGCTGACGGCTCGGACCACTACTTAACTAGTGGTTTTTTTGGTTCGTATGTAGATATTGAGGGTGTATATAGAACTGAGTTTGAATTAATAAAAAGATATCGGGAGATGGCACTTCATCCTGAGTGTGATAGTGCTATTGAAGATATTGTAAATGAAGCAATTGTTTCTGATACTAATGATTCACCAGTAGAAATTGAATTATCTAATCTTAATGCTAGTGATGGTATTAAGAAAAAGATTAGAGAGGAATTTAAAGCAGTTAAAGACTTATTAGATTTTGATAAGAAAGCACATGAAATCTATAGAAACTGGTATATAGATGGTAGAATTCATTATCATAAAGTAATTGATTTAAAGAAACCAGAAGAAGGAATAGTTGAATTAAGATATATTGATGCGATGAAAATTCGCTATGTAAGACAGCAGAAGAAGCAAGATAAAGATGCCAGAATGGCTAATATTAATAATGACAATCCTATGGAATATGAGTTTCCTGAGATTGAAGAGTATTTTGTTTATAGTCCTAAGTCAACTTTCCCATCCCAAATGCCATCAGCAATGACTGGTGGAAATAAAGGAATTAAGATGACTAGGGATTCTGTTGCGTATTGCACCAGTGGATTAGTAGATAGAAACAAAGGATCAACCTTATCTTACTTACATAAAGCAATTAAAGCAGTCAATCAACTTAGAATGATTGAGGATAGTTTGGTTATATACAGACTATCAAGAGCACCAGAAAGAAGAATTTTCTATATTGATGTAGGTAATCTTCCAAAGATTAAGGCAGAACAATACCTCAGAGACGTAATGATGAGGTATAGAAACAAGTTAGTATATAATGCTGACACTGGTGAGATCAGAGATGATAAGAAATACATGTCTATGTTGGAAGATTTTTGGTTGCCTAGAAGAGAAGGTGGTAGAGGAACAGAAATTACTACACTTCCAGGTGGACAAAACTTAGGAGAAATCACAGATATTAAGTATTTCCAAGAGAAACTTTATAAGTCACTTAACGTTCCTCCTACTAGAATAGGTGGAGATGGTGGTTTTAATTTAGGACGTTCATCAGAAATCTTAAGAGATGAGGTTAAATTTAGTAAGTTTGTTGGTAGATTAAGGAAGAGATTCTCTAATCTATTCAGTGATATTCTTAAGACTCAATTACTTCTTAAGAATGTAATTACCCCAGAAGATTGGGATATCATGAGTGAGCATATACAATATGACTTCCTTTATGATAACCATTTTGCAGAATTAAAAGATTCTGAGTTAATGGCAGAAAGACTAACTATGGTAGCATCTGCTGAACCATATGTTGGTAGATATTTCTCACAAGATTATCTAAGACGTAAGATCCTTCGTCAAACTGATGAAGAAATTCTTGAGCAGGATAAGTTGATGAAGAAGGAAATTGAGGATGGGGTAGTACCTGATCCTGCCATGATGATGATGGACCCAACTCAAGTAGAAGGTGAAACATCAATGGGTGGTGAAATGGGACAGCTTCCTATGGAACCAGAAATAGAAGATAAAACCAAAACTAAGGTAGAAATGCCTAAGGGTGGTGAAATCTAATAAATAAACTGTAAGGATTTTAAAACAATGGATGAATTAATGGATATGATTACCAAGGATGATAGTCCTTCTCAGGTAAGTGACGCTATTAAAGATGCACTTTATGCAAAATCTGCAGAGAGAATAAGTAATCATAAAAACGCAGTAGCCAATGCACTTTTTGGCAATGAACCAGAAACTGAAGATGATATTCAATTACAAAAAGATGTAGAAGGTTATGCTGATACTATTGCTGGTACAGATAAAGAAGAACCAGCAGTAGAGTCTGAGCCTGAAGATGAGGAATAATTATAAATAAATAAAATGATTCTGTATAAAGAGAATGACGCTTAGGACAGTTGGAGCAGGAACCTCGATAACCACGGGTGCAGCATCTCAGCAGTCAGGACCAATATCTGGTAAATCTACTGCGATAAGAGTGGTTGCTACTGGACAAAACACACATGTGGCTATTGGAACTGAACCTACTGCAGCTGTAACTGATTTTGTAGTTCCAAAAGATAGTGCAGCTACTTTAGCATTTAGTAATACATCTGCTAAGGTTGTTTCTATTAGCACTGCCACTACTTACACTTATATTGATTTCCCTCAAGGAACATCATCACCTTTTGCTGCAGGTGACTATGTAAGTTTAGATCTTGCAGCAGATAGTGCTCAAGATTACTATAATTTTACTCATAAAAGAGTAAAGCAAGTTTATAGTGGTGCTAGAACATCAGAAGCATATGCTGGTGAAAACTATTTTAGTCAAAGAATAGTAGTTGAAAATGATTATGGAAGAAACATTAGTACTTCCTTAATTGATAATAACACTACTCTAAGGTCATCCTTTAAAGTTGCTGCTAGAACAGATAGTGGCTCTGGTAAATTGTACATTCAACAAGTTCAAATTGCAGGAGAAGCATAATGAAACTCATTAGAGAAGAAATCGAATCTGTTGAATTTATAGTTGAAAACAGAGGCGGTAAGAAACAACTTTATATTGAAGGAGTTTTCCTTCAAGGAAACATAAAGAACAGAAATGGTCGTATGTATCCTATGGAGACACTTCGTAGAGAAGTTTCTCGTTATAATGAGAATCATGTAACATCAGGAAGAGCACTTGGAGAACTGGGTCATCCAGAAGGTCCAACTGTTAATCTTGATAGAGTGTCCCACAAGATAGTATCACTTAAAGAAAGTGGTTCTAATTTTGTAGGAAAAGCAAAAATCCTCTCTACCCCTATGGGTAAAATTGCATCCTCACTTATCAGTGAAGGTGTAAAGTTAGGTGTATCTTCAAGAGGCATTGGTTCTCTTAAGATGACTAGAGAAGGTATTAATGTTGTTGGTGAAGACTTTATGTTAGCAACAGCAGCAGACATCGTTGCTGATCCTTCAGCCCCAGATGCATTTGTATCTGGAATTATGGAAGGGAAGGATTGGGTATGGGATGGTGGTGTGCTTCGTGAGAAGTATGCTGAGAAGACTTATAAAACAATCAACACCTTAGTTGATCAGAAGAAATTAGATGAGCAAAAATTGAGCTTATTTAATGATTTCTTATCAAAGTTATAAGTTATCTAAATAAATATAGTTTAAGTACTCGGTAATCAGAGGGTTTACAAATGTCTCGTGGAGATTTACAAGAAATGGAAGTAGGCACTAAGCAATCCAAGGGTCCTGTTAATGCTAATGCGGCAGCAGGAGATCCTATGCAAAAGTTGAAAGATCCTGGTAAAGGATTATCAACTAGTTGGGAAGATTTAGGTGGGCCTACACCAGATAATTATAAGCCAGATAATGATTCTGCGAAGATAAACGAACCTCGGATTAAAACCGTGAAAGATGTAGTTAACAAAGGTGCAAAACCTGCTGAACCTATGAAAGGATTATCTGCTAAAGAAGCTCTAAAATCAGGTGATGAAGTAGAGTTGGATGATAGTCAAGAAGTAGTAGCAGAAGAACCTGCAACTGAGGAAGTAACTACAGAGGAGACAGTAGAAGAAA